CTGCGCACGCTGGTCGGCTTCGTGCTGGAACAGTCGGGGGCGCTATCGCCGTTCTACTTCCAGGACCCCGACGATTACGCGGTGACCGGCCAGTTCCTCGGGACCGGCGACGGATCGACGACGCAGTTCTATTTCCAGCGCACCTTCGGCAACGACGGCTTTACCGGCACGGAGATCGTCGGCGGCGTGAACACGGGAGAAGACCTGAGCATCTATATCAACGGCACCGTGCAGACGACCGGGTTCACGATCAACACCGCGACCCCGGTTGGAAACTACGTGCAGTTCACGTCGCCGCCCGCTGCGGGCGCGACCATCACGGCGGACTTCCAATTCTGGTATTTCTGCCGGTTCAAGGACGACAGCTATGATTTCACCAAGATGATGAAATTCTTGTGGGGGCAGGAGAAAATAACGATCTTCTCGCTGAAGAACTGATGCGGGACGCCAGCGCATCTTTGGTCGCCTTTCTGGCATCGCGCCCGAATGTCTGCTTCCAGGCCGACCTGTTCCTCATTACGCTGGAGGACGGGAGCACCTTTTCCTGGACCTCGGCCGACGAGAGCCTGTTCGTTCCGCCCTACACCTACTCTGCCATGGGCCCGATCATTGACCGGACGAAATGGAGTGTGAAGAACACGGTCGACGTGCCGGAGATGGAAGTGCGTATCTTCTCCACCGGCACCGATCTTCCAGGCGGCGAGAACCTGAAGACCCTCGTTCACAACGGGCTGCTGGACTACGCAACAATCACGTTGTCGCGTGTCTTCATGCCCGTGTGGGGCGATACAAGTCTAGGCCCGGTTACGCTATTCACCGGCAACGTGTCTCAGACCGAAATAACGTCAATAGGGGTAACGATAACTGTTAAGGGTGCTAACATTAAGCTGGCGCAGTACATGCCGCGCAACCAATACCAACTATCCTGCATACACTCGGTATATGACGAAGGGTGCGCCCCCAACCCAGGCGAGCCCGGCGGAGGTCCTTCGCGGGCAGCCAACACCTTCCCCAACACAGTTGGCCCGGGGTCGACAACGACCTTCATCAACTGGGGCACCGAGCCCGCGAACGCGGCGCAGTTCTCGCTGGGCTACATCACCTTCACGAGCGGTTCGAACGACGGAGCCACCCGCACCATCCCCGCCCGCAGCGGGGCGAACACGGCAGGCGTGCAACTTATATACCCCCTGGATTTCGAACCTTCCGAGGGCGATACTTATGTTGTGACCTACGGCTGCAACCGCACGCGCGGCGGCGGGTGCAGGTTCTTCAACAACCTCCAGAACTACCGGGGGTTTCCTTACATACCTCCGGCAGAGTTTGGTGTATGACAGAGCCGACCCCCTTCCTGCCGAAACCGGTTCACACGGTTATCGACGCGCAGCTTGAAGCCGCCCAGCGCCGGGCGGTCATTGCGGCAGCGTTGTCGTGGTGCGGCACCCCATACCGCCAGTGCGGGTACACCAAAGGCCCGCGCGGCGCTGTGGACTGCTCCATGCTCCTGGTTGGCGCTATCGTCGAGGGGCGGGTGTACGAAGCGTTCGACCCGCGCCCCTACTCGCCAGTTTGGTTCATGGCTCGGTCGGAGGAAAAATACCTCGCTTGGCTCAACACCGTCGCGGTCGAGGTGGACACGCCGAAGCCGGGGGACATCATCGCCTACCGGGTGGGCCGTTGCTTCGCGCACTCCGGCATCGTGGCGGACGACACTTTCCTTGTGCACGCCTACGCCAAGACCAAGAAGTGCACGCGCACGGAACTAACCACTCCCGACCTCGCCAAGCGACCGAAGAAGTATTTCGACATCTGGCAGCGCATCCGGAGTTTGTCCAATGGGTAGTCTTTTCGGAGGCGGCTCGGGCATCAAGGACGCCAGTCCGGTAAAATACACTTGTGCGCAAATCCAGACCAGCGCGCAGGGGCTGCCAATCCCTATAATCTGGGGCACGAACCGTATCACCGGGAACTGCATCGACATCTTTAATTTCCAGGACAACGGAAACAAAGGGAGCAAGGGCGGCGGCAAAGGCGGAAAAGGGAGCAACGACTATTCGGCGTCGGTGCAGATTGCGCTGTGCGAGGGCCGCGCGGACGGTCATGCGATGGGCCTCGGCCGGTGCTGGCAGGGCGGCTCGGAGGTAAGCATTGATTCGTTGGGCGGATTCGTCTCGCCCGGAACGGCCACCCAGTCTGTGTGGTCGGAGGCGGCGAACGTCGGGCATAACGTGGCATATGCGAACACGTGCTACTACGCCAACGCCGACCTGGACCTCGGCGCGTCCGCCACGATCCCGCAGAACAGCTTCGAAATGTTCAGCACGTTCAACAATAATAACGTGCCGAATATCCCGGACGCCAACTTCGGCGACATCATCCCGGACTTTTTGACAAACGCGCGCTACACGCTTGGGTTCGACCCCGACCTGCTGGTGAACTTCAACGAGGGCGGGCTTACCGGAAGCCAGACCTCGTTGCTGGTCTATCACTACTGCGCGGGGATTTTTGTCTCCCCTATCCTGAAGGACTCCGAGCAGACGAGTTCGATCCTGCAACGGTGGGCCACCCTCGGCAATTTCTGGGTGTTCTGGAGCGGGACGGCGCTGAAGTGCGTCTGCCTCGGTGACACGCCGCTGACCGCGACCGGGCCGCACGGGGAGGACGTTGTCTACACACCCAACACAACCCCAGTGTACGATTTGGGTCCGGACGATTTCATCACCGCCGACAAGAACGACAATAAGAACGATCCGCCAGTCACGGTGACCCGCAAGGACCCCGCCGATGGCTTCAATCAGGTCCAGCTAAACGCGTCGATTCGTTACGGGGACAACACGGGCGCGGGAGCGCAGACCCCGGCATACCAGGACACCCCCTTCAGGTGGCAGGACGACGCCTCGATCTACCACGTCGGCGTGCAAGCGCCGAACGTGATAAGTTCGGCCGAGATTTGTCAGGCGGGCGTGGCGGGGACTGTGGTGAGCCTTATAGGCCAGCGCGCCCAGTACATCCGCAACGACTACGCGTTCAAACTGCCCTACACCTTTGTGCTGCTGGAGCCGGGCGACATCGTCACGCTGACCGACCCCAACATCGGCATAACGAAGTTCCCGGTGCGTATCAAACAAATCGACGAGGACGATAAGTCCATCCTGTCCGTCACGGCGGAGGAGTACGTCTACGGCATCGGCACGGCCAGCCTTCAGGAGTTCGAAGCGAACGGGACAACGCAGCCCTACGACCCGTATGCAATTCCCGGGCCGGTCAATCAACCCGCCTTCGTGCAGCCGTCCACCACGCTGACAGGCGGGGTCTCGGAACTGTGGATAGCCCTTAGCGGCGGCCCGCAGTGCGGGGGCTGTGGCGTCTACATCTCGTTCGACAACGTGACTTACAGCGAACTCGGGACGTGCACGACCCCGTCCATCCAAGGCACGCTGACGGCCGTGTTGCCGGACGTGTCTGGCCTGGACCTGACGAGCACGCTTTCCGTGGACTGCACAGAGAGCAGCGGCGTCGTCCCGCCCACCGCGACGGAGCAGGATGCGCAGGCGTACCGCACGCTGGTGCAGATAGATGACGAGTTGCTGGCGTACGGCAGCGTAACCCCGACAGGGGACTTCACCGCCAACCTGACCTACCTGGAACGGGGGCTGTACGGCACCACGGCAGCGGTGCACAACCCCGGAGCGCCGTTCTCCTGCATCAACACGACCGCCGTGTTCAAATACGTGCTGCCGACCAATTACGTCGGTCAGGAACTCTACTTCCTGTTCCCGACAGCCAACCTGTTCGGCAACGAGCAGGAAACGCTGGCAGACGCCATGGTGTATGCCTTTACACCCGGCAACGTTCCGACCGTCACGAACGTCACCGCGACCAAGGTGCTTTCTGGCATGACGCTTACCGGCATCCGACTCACTTGGGTGAACCCGGTTGGTGTGGCCCCGACAAGTTACAACTTCCGGTGGTCGGAGTATCCGTCCGGCACGATGGGTCAGGTTTACGGCACCACCTCCGACGCCACAGCTAACCAAACGTCCTACTTCATCCCGGCGGCCACCCTGTCCGGGAGCGGGGACGGCTACCTCTACGTCTCCATGCAGAACGCTACAGGGACGGCACTTTCTGCGTGGACGGCGGATGTCCAACCTGCGTAACAAAGCACCCACCGTTGCGCCCGCCGCCGCCTTGGTTTAGGTGTTAGATGCGCAACGTCTAACGGCCAGGAGCCTGCCTTGTCACTAATACAACTGGGCCACTTGGCCGAACCACCATCGTACGTGCCCCCTATAGATCAGTGGTCGGATGACGAGAAACGGGGGCTCTACGAACTGGTCCGTTTGTGGGTTTCCTTGACGACGGTGGCGAAATGGATGGCGGCGTTCGTCATGTTTTTCGCTGCTCTTGCAACGCTGGGATATTATGTTATCGGTATTGGCGCAAACCTTTTTGCGCATCACTCAGGTAGCGTAACAACTTCCAAGGGATAACCTTGTATGAAACGTGTTCTTCTCGATCCGGCTGACGAAATGCGTCGGCTGCGACAGGTGGTGGCTGAGCAAGCCATTACGATACAGTGCCTGGAAACAGAGTTGCGAGAAAAGAAAACCGCCCTGGCGGCCTTGGTGGAGCCCACAGAATGAGCGGCGCGGAGTCACCTGACTTTCTGCGCGGCGTGCTGGAATCCCTGGCGGCGCACGACGGCAACAAGGGTGCCGCTGCCCGCTCCCGTGGCGTAAGCCGCTCCACCTTCCGGGATCAGATCGTCCGCGCGGAGATGGCCTTGGAGAAAGCGCCGTTCACCCCCGCGCCGTGTCCCGTCGCGGACGAAGCCAACCCGGACGCCGAGGCAGAACTACGAGCCCTCCGCGTGGAACTCGCCGGTATGCGCAAGGACGCGCTTACCGAGG